AACTCTTTTTGTGTTTTGTACTCTAAAAGTAAGCAATTTTTAATTGGTTGACTAGATTTAAACATTTTACTCATACATTTCTTTCATTTTTTGATAATTTGCTGAATCTTTTTCAAATCCGCTCATGACTGCCCACTTGCGAGTAACGATATCGAGCGCTTTCCATGCAGGAATTTCTTCATCCGCTACTTTTGCTGACATCCACAAGTTGTATTCTTCTTCATACATGATTTTTTCCTTCGGTTTTTTCAAAAAAGTTGTGCTCGATAGCAGCGGCTAGCTCATCGGCAAGCTTCGGATTGAATTTTACGAGAAAATGTGCTACATCATCAACAGGCACATGACGTAAATTGAACATAATTTCATCAATTCCTCTTAAAATTGCAGTTTCTTCGTGTTGTGATAACATTTTTTCACCTTACATATCATAAAAATGGTCAATTACTACAAAATTCTTGTTATTTGCTTTTGCTTTACCAATTGATTCAAGCCATTTCAACTCTTTTTGCAAATCTTCTTCATTCAAAGTGTCGAGGTAATCATAATAATCGTCAAATTCGCTCATCTTCGCATACTCGCAATGTCTTTTGCTTCATTATCTGTAAAAATTGGCACGGCATTTGATTTGTGCATAGTACCAATGCCTTTGATTTTTTCACCTGTATAAGAATTTCCGAATTTCTTAACACAAGCAACAAAACCTGTATCCAAGGACGCAACTTCTGGAGTTTGTCTATGAAAAGAAGCCATAGGTTTTAATGGCAATTTCTTTTTTATAATGGGAGAATTGGAATACCGTTTTGACGATAATTTATTGATAGCAGCCAACCACTCTGCTTTTTGCTCTTGCTGAACTTTAGATAATTTCTTAGGTTTGGATTTTGGAATGTAACCGTATATCATAATAAACAATTCTCCGAGTTAGAGAACCAATTATAATACAGGTAGAGCTGGATGTCAAGCGGATCTGTTGTATGGAAACAACAATACCTTTTTATCAAAGGCGGACATACCTACTTATAAGAAAAAATCACAAATTTCTATTTTCTTCTGGTAAACTTGCGTCATCCAAATGACTTAGTATTTCCTCTACATCACGATTCTTCATTTTTTTAATTTCAGAATGTTCATTGCGATGTTTTCGCTTTGGCATATAACTGTAATCTTCATTATAATCTTGATTCTTTCGGAACTTACCTACAAACTTAGTCACTTACATCTCCTATTTCATGGTTTCAAAAGTAATGCCTCGAATTTTAGTTTCTGGCATATTATGCATATCCTCAGGTGAGATATAAGTAATCTCGGCCCCAGGATAACAAATTTTTACAATTTTGAGTAGTTGGCAGACTGTGCCATCGGAATCATTGAATGTCATAACTTCGTCAACAAATTTTAAACTTTTTATAATTTCTCTGCGAGTGTCATAGTTTTGTACAAAGCCGCCTTCTGCCCACATCATCCACCAATCACTATGTACGCCGACAATTAGCCAATCACCTTTATGGTGACATTTTTTAATGTAAAGCAAATCATCAGATGATAGTGGATCAAAAGTGCCACAGATGACAACTATTTTTTCTGGCTCTTGCATTTATGGTAATAAGTTTGGAAATGCCTCTTTAACAAATTTATAATCTAAACCTTTAACGCCTTGATTTTTTTGGAAGATACCAATGATAACTTCCGCTTCACGGGGTTCTAGTGATTCTAAGAGCTGAATTAACAATTCATTTCTCTTTCTAGGTGTCAATCTTTCTGCTGCAGGATTACCTTTTTGAAATAAGTATAATTTTCTTAATTCAGAAGATAATTGTGTTACACCAAGACCCGGTAAATTATCGGAAGGAACCTTATAGTTGTCTGGCATTTCTGTAATCAACCATTGAAATGCTGGATGATACGTCAATTTTAAAACTTCTACCAAAGTCGAATTAAGATTCTTACCAATTACATCTAATCTTTCTTTTTTACCTGTTGCTTGTTCAAACTCATCAAATATTTCAAACATATTTTTCATCAGAATTCCTCTATCACTTCCATTAAGTTCTTTAGTTTATGCTCAATAAAATAATTTAGCAATTTGCCTTTAGCAGGCTTTGTTTCTTCATAGGTATTTATAATTTTAGTTTTGATGTCCTCGGGAATAAAAGAAAGGTCAATGAGTGTAGCATTACGAATAAAGTTCGCCTTGATGGTCTCCTCTTGTTCCAGGTAACTTTCCGCTAATAGTTTATCTAACACCTTTTGTGTGATAGGTTTCTGTCTTAGGTCACGGACAAAACAATCGCCAGGAGAGAATACATTAGGAATACCATCACCTTTATCGCCACGAATAATCTTTTCTTTTAACTCCATAATTGGATTTTTAGATATCACATATTTCTTTTGTGATGGATTATATTGTTTAACATTGGGATAGTTTTGTAATTGTAGAAAGTCACCATCACTTGATAAAATCAAAATCTTTTCATGTTTAGATTGACGTGGTACTAATGTGCCAATAATATCATCTGCTTCGGCGCCCTCAACATCCAATACTTTGTATGGGAAATTATCTTTGAGTTCTTGTTTGAATTTACCAAGCATATCAAAGATTAAATGCCAATCTAAATCGGATTTATCACGGTTCTTTTTACGATTTGCTTTATAGAATGGGAAATATTCTTTACGCCAGTATTTACGATTATCACAACACAATACCACTTCACCGTATTCTGCTTTAAAATTCTTTACATGATTACGGATAATATTTAATACCATGTGACGGATTAAATGTTCATCCAGCTTGCCTTTTTGATTGGCAATTTGTGCCATAAGGCCGGCAAGCAATACCTGATTTAAGTCAATAAGAATCATACCAAACTTTCAATAGTTTCAAAACTCTATTATATCACGCTTCTGTCATTTTGTCAAATATACGTTGTACAAAAGCACCAGAAGTGGTAGTCTTCCTAACAACCATACCAAACCAGTTCTGTGGTATCAAATTGGAGATGTATTCGTAAGGGTCTACAAATATTGCTTCAAATCGGTCAACCTCATATAACTTGTCGTTTTTGGTATCGTCTTTGAATAAGATTACTTCGTAGGTGTGGCCCATTTCATTACCACCAACAGGTTCACCTGGATTCTTTAATTGATTAGCCTCTATGTGGATTTCACCTTCTTTTTCAGTAGGCATAAAAAAGATGGCATCGAATGGTCCTTCAGGATCATTCTTTAATTTTTGAAGATAGTCTAGCATTGTATTCCTTGATGTGTGATTTTCTCACTCGTACCATAATCCAAGTGTTGTAGTATTCATCCGTTTCCATAACGCCACGGACAAATTGCTCTTTTGCTTCGAGATAACCACATTCGCCTTTGGACCGGCAAAGATGTAATATTTCACGGGTGAATTTGTCATGACCCAATGATAACACATCTTTGCTTAGTTCGGCACTACTTCCATAGTAAGTTTGCCAATCACTAAATGCTTTATACCGTTTTTTCTTACCTTTGACTTGTCTGGTTTTGGTAGAATAGAAAAATTTCTTACCTATGTACTTTTTGTTATTCGTTGTATTGATAATCAAGTATACGAATCCGTAATTATCACCAATCAAGTCTTCCGTAAAATCAGTATTATTATATTGCCAGTTTATTCCCATTCCTCATTATCCAAATCGTCATCATCCTCTATATAGTCCTCGGATAATTCATCGATTTGTTCGCCGCAGAATGGGCAATGCTCTGGTAAGTCTTGAGATACTAGTTCTTCCATAAATGCTATGCTATAAGATGATTCACAACTTAAGCATTCTCCTGATAATTGTTTTTGTGTCATTGTAAACCTTTAGTGAGCCCAAACATCACCCCAATCTCCAGACAAAGAGCCTTTTGCATAATCGGTTGCTCTATTCTCAAAGAAGTTTGTGTGTGTTGGTGCGTTAATCATTTCTTCTACCCATGGTAAAGGATTTCTTTTCACTTTAAACTGACCTTTAAGACCGAGAGAAATCAATCTGCGGTCAGCGATATAACGAATATATTTTTTAACATCTTCTGATGTCAAATCTTCCATTGGTCCCATTTGAAATGCTAGGTCAATAAATTTATCTTCTAATTCAACCATTCTTTCAGCAATGGTGTATAAACGACCTTTGAGTTCATCATTCCAAATCTCACGATTTTCTTCAATGTATGTACGGAACAATTTAATCATGTTTTCGGTATGTTGAGTTTCGTCAACGATAGACCAAGTAACAATTTGACCCATGCCTTTCATTTTACCGTGGCGTGGAAAATTTAACAACATAATAAACGAACTAAACAGTTGCATACCTTCGGTGAAAGCAGAGAATGTTGCAATATGTGTAGCCGTATTTTCTTTTGTTGTATTTTTAGAAGAAATGTCCATTACATAGTCGTGTTTCTCTTTCATTTCAGCATATTCCATAAACTCATTGTATGTTGTCTCTGGTAAACCAAGAGTTTCAATTAAATGAGAGTAGGCCGCAACGTGCAATGCTTCACGAGCAGCAAAGCCCAATAACATCATACGAATTTCAGGCTGTGGGAAATATGGAAGATAATTATTTACATAACCACCTGCCACATCAATATCGCCTTGAGTAAAGAAGCGGAAGATATGTGTTAGAAATTGTTTTTCTTCTTTGCTTAATTTCTTTTTCCAATCCTTAACATCTTCAAGCATTGGAACTTCTGAATGCAGCCAATGTGATTGTTCGTGCTTCAACCAGGCATCATATGCCCAAGGATAGTTGAATGGTTTGAGGTATGTTCGTTCATCTGTTAAATTTAATTCTGTTTTCTTAATCATTTCATCCTTCGCAAGCAATACAGTCGTTACCTTGAGCAATTTGTGTCATGTCAATTTCCTTAATAATTTCACGTTGAATTTTCTTAGACACTTTATCTGCTTTACCTATTTTTTCTGAACGGCAATAGTATAGAGTTTTCAATCCTTTTTTCCATGCCATAAAATGAATAGCATGAATATATTTGATATGTACATCTGGTCTAAAGAACAGATTTAATGATTGCGCTTGGTCAATATACACTTGACGGTCTGCAGCAAGGTCAATAACCCATCTTTGGTCAATTTCCATAGAGGTTTTGAAAACGTCACGCTCTGCATCAGAGAGTATATCGAGATGCTGACAACTACCATCATTGGCAATAATACTAGACCAAGCATCAGCGTAAGCTTGTTCATCTTTTAGTTTCTCCTTTAGAATTTTATCTAACCAACGGTTTTTATTTAAAAATGATCCCGATAAAGTATCCTGACGATAAGCATTAGCACGATAGGGCTCAATAGATGGACTGGTATTACCCATAATGATGGAAGATGAGGCATTAGGAGCAATGGCCATAACATGACTGAACCTGCGGCCAGTGCCAGCAGCGTCAGGAGCTTCACCACGTTCTTTACCCAATTGAAGATTTGCAACATCTAGTCCTTCCCGAATTGTTTTAAAGATTTTATTGTTTGCAACTTTCGCCATGACGCCTTCGAAAGCAATTCCATTGCGTTGTAAGTAAGCATGAAACCCAAGAGCGCCAATACCAATGCTTCGCTCACGTTCAGCAGAATATTTTGCTCTTGCAATGGCATCAGGAGCGTTATCAATAAAATACTGAAGCACATTATCGAGCATTTCAGCAACATCTTTAAGGAATTGCTTATTGTTTTTCCATTCATCATAAGTCTCCAAATTCAAACTAGAGAGGCAACATACTGCTGTTCTTTCCTCGTTGGTTGGTAAAATAATTTCAGAACATAAGTTTGATTGATGTACTTTCAAACCTTTATCTTTTAACCACTTTGGTAATTGATTGTTACTTGTATCAATAAAATGTAAATATGGTTCACCCGTATGCATACGCAATTCGAGAATCATTTGCCATAACATTTTCGCTGATACAGTTTCACGAATTTCATTTGATGCTGGGTCTACTAAATTCCAATCATCATTGGTTTCAGGATCCAACATACACTTCTCAATGATTTGCATGAATTCATCGGTGATGTTAATACCATGATGAAGATTTAGACATCGTTGATTTTGGTCGCCTGTTGGCTTCCGCATTTCGAGGAAAGAAATAATATCGGGATGGCTAATGTCAAGATAGGCAGCATAACTACCACGCCGAGTACGACCTTGACGATAAGCAAGAGAACTCGCATCATAAATTTTAAGGTGAGGCATAACGCCAGTAGACTTATCATCGGCAGACCGAATACCAAAACCAATACCCACACCGCCCCCGAGCATAGAGAGCCAATTAGTTTCTGATAGATTGTCAACTAATCCCTCCGCAGTATCTTCGATATAATTGAGAAAACAACTAATAGGCATTCCCCGCTTAGACCTACCAAAGCTAAGAATAGGAGTGCTATAGGATAACCAATGAGAACTGCTATAATCATAAAGCCGTTGTGCGTGTTCAGGAGAGGAACTAAACGCCTTGGAGACGAATGCGAATCGATGTTGTGGACTTTCTTCATCTTCCCTCATGTAACTTTCTTTTAGTCTTTTTATGCCTAATTCGTCAAACTTATTATCTCTTTCTAAATCTATATTAATACCTAGATATTTCATGTACTCGCCTTCTAATATTATTGTTGTTTTGTATTTGCTGGTAGACCTAACATTGGACGCTTATCAAACTTAAAATCTTTATATTGTCCGTTAGCATCCACATAGTGTAGAAATGCTTGTAATTGTTCTTTACCTTGATATTCTTCCCTCCAATGATTTAATTCTGTGCCGTTATAAACAATCATGTCACCAGGAGATAAGTAAACTTCGCTTGCTTTACCTTCATAATTTTCCATGAATATAGGATAAGGGTAGTCGGGATCCTCATCCAAACAAATTGTAGTAGAATACTGGCAAGATGGTCTATCTTTGTGTTTAGCCATCTCAGCACCCTTACGCATAATTCTTGCATATGTATAACAAGGATATAATGATTTGCCAATGATATCTTCAACCATAGGTTGTAATGTAATCATTAAACTTTCAAAACAATACGCACTATACCAATAGAAAGAATTTTTTACTTGATTGTCGCCAACAAATGGTGTATTTGGATTTAACCCTTGGTGCCAAAAATCACAATCTTTTAACATTCTAAAATTATATTGTAATAGTTTTGTGGTTTGTTCGGTTAATGCACCTTTCACAACCACATAACCATTCTTTTCAAATTCAGTCATTCTTTCCATATCCTAAAATTTCTTTTTTATAATCTTCGTCCCAATAATCGTAGTAATTGGATTTCATCAACTTCTCTCTAGCTTCTTCCAAATTCTTTCTTGGATTAACTAGAATAGTAGGATACTTTCCATTACTTGTATTAACGCCATTAATAAAACCAGGATTATCAGGATGGTCTTTTAAGAAAATCATATCGTTACGCTTTGATTGCAACTTAGTTATGATACTTTTTAAATCTTCATCTGTCAAATCTTTTTTAAGATTATAAAAAACAATTATTTCAAAATCAGGTGTTGTCTCAATGTATCTTAGTATGTAGGCCACACATTCTTTGCCGATGTAAGACCAAAATACTTTTTTTTCTTCTAATGCAGACTTTGCATAAGGACAAACATTAAACCCACCAAGTTCATCCTTTTTCTCCGAAATCCTTTGTACCCAATTGATTAAATCTTTTTCCAATTTACAAACTCCATTTTTGCACGCAAATTTACAAAGGTATTTTTACTTATAAAGTCTTGAATTTCGTCAGGTGAGAACCCATCTAACACCATTTCATTAATGTCTTTAGAATCAACGAATTCTGGCCAAATGACTACTTTGAAGTGATTATCAATAGCAGAATTTATTTTTGCTACGATTTCTTTGTTACGAGGTTCATTATCAAACACCAAAACAACTTTGGACTTGTCCACGCAATCGGCAATCGATTCTAAATTAGAGTCTGCTGTTGCCACTGCGTTCTTAATAAACATTGAATCAATTGGTCCTTCAACAACATATACATCTTGATTCAAATCAACTCTATCAAGACCATAGACCTTTTTAACATCGTCATGTAACTTTAATGTGATATACCGGAGTTTCGATTCACCCAACGAGCGACCCTGGACAGCCACGAGTTCCTTCTCTTTATTATAAAACGGTATGACGAGCCGTTTATCGTTCTTGTGAAGGCCTTCTTTTTCAATCCCAAGGCCTTGTATGAAGGTTGCGAAATCTTCCGCATAGTATAGTTGCGAATAGAAGGTCTCCGGAATCCGTCTTTGCGAAACATAGTTCTTAGCAAAATGCGCCTCTGGTAATGAGTCGATTGAAGGAAGTTCCAAGGCTTTCTTAAATACTGGTTTTTCAGTTTTAAATTCATCAAAGCTAGGCGTTGGCGTATTTGCATTTGGTGTACCTTCTTTATATCTTTCTAATTGATATTCTCTAAGTAATGATTCGTCAACTTGTTTCAGAAAATTATAAAACGTGGTTGATACACCACAATTATGACACATATAGAAGTAGTCATTCTTTTTACGGAATACAAAACCTCGGGCTTTAATTTTATTTTTCTGCGAGTCGCCACAGAGCGGACACCTGAAATTATATAAATCGGATTTCTTTTGAGAAAACCTTTGTAATTTAGGCGAAACACGGAGCAGGAAAGTCCTGTCGATAAAAACACTCATAATATAATATTACCAAATTTGATTAATGTATAGACTTGATTATTGTATCAATATTTCCATGGGAAATCAACCATGAGATAACAACAATACCACCAACAATTGTCCACTTCCATTGCAAAAGTTTATCTAACTGTTCTTTTTCAGCGGTATTGTGGTCAGTAACACACTTACGGAGACCTTTGATTTCTTCCATAATTCTTAATTCGGAAGATTGCATTTTGTCCAAAACGGTATCAATACGGTCATGTATCTCTCTTACATCCGCATCTACCTCTACTCTACGTTTATCCATGTCTGTGTAAACCTTTGCTATGTGTCGGTCGTGTTGTTCCACCAGTTTTTCGATAACCGCATCTAGTTTATTACAAATTGCTGATAAAGTCAATACTTGTGTTTTTAAAACACCAACATCAACTTTTAGGTCCTCTTCCGCCATTTTATTTTTTCTTTACGGGGATAGTTGTGGCATCAGCAATAGCTTGATGAATCTTTACAGTCTTGCATACCGAAACTGTCTTACCTTTTACCACTTTATCGTGGCAGATTTTTTTGGTTTCTGCTTGTACAGTTAAAGAAAACAAAGCTAATACGATTAGTAATGATTTTTTCATCTTATCTCTCCGGCATATTCATAGCAGGACCTAGTGGTTTCAACATAGGTGCTGCAGGGGTTGTTGTAACAGTTTCAGATACAGTTGTAGTAGTTGAAGCTGGCATTGCAGTTGGTGACATCATTGGTGACATTGGCCTTGGTGCCATTGGCATTGGTGAACCACCCATTGGTGATGGCATACCTGGTGTTGGTAAACCACCATTATTTGCGCCTGCCATCTTTTCTTGTGTTCTACCATAAGCAGCAATACCAAGAACAGCACCCATAGCAAGGTGAAACAAACCAGCACCTTGTAATGTTAATGGTTGCCATTGACTGGTAACTTGGCCATGATTAAGTGCTTGTAATAAACTCCACAATACAGGCGCAAATAAGAAATCAAATAAACAAATAATCATATACATCCAACCCATCATTGGACGCCACTTACTGTTCATCCAATCTTCTTTTTTCTTCTCGCTATCACTCAGTTTATTATATTCTTTTTGAGTGTCTTCCATACTAGGCACCTAAAACTTGTAATGCGTGCTGATAGTGTTGTTTTCTTTCTGCTTCACCTAAAGAACCACCATTGATGATGTGTGAAATTTGGTCAATATCACCATTATCTGCGTGAGCATTTAGATTGGCATTTTCCCAAAAATAACAAGCAGATTGTACGGCACCTTCAAATGTACCCATATAAGCAGGAACATCTTCTACTGCCATTTGAATTGAATCAGCAAATGCTTGATAGTTGTCTTTACCGGTCAATTGAATTAGACCACGACCACAATATTTCCAACCATCACCAGAAGCCTCATCGCCGTTACCCATGCGACCAGCGTAAGCACGATTAGCGATTGCTTCTGGATTGTGTTGATATTGTTCAGCAATTTCTAATGTTTGAAAATGTGAAGGCCATGTTCTATGTAAAGATTCTGCCTTATAGTTCAGATTCTCTTGGATTGCGGTGAAATTAGCAGATTCAACACAGCACTCACCCATAAATGCAGCAACACGCAAAGGTGAAGTGATATCATATTGTGGCAAAATTTTATTTAATGCCTCAACCCATTGTTCAGCGTATGGATTATTAGGTACAATTGCGTGAAATTCTTCTAAAGTCATTTTTAATCCTTATGATGGTTGTGCTAATGTTGCTGGTGGCGCTTCTGGTGCTACTACAATTTGACTTGCTTGTGAGGCAGCAATAGTAGCATGAAGTTGTGCTTCTGCGGTTAAAGCCTGAACTTGTGCTGTGGCTTCATCGGCAGCTGCCTTAGCTGCATCTGATGCCTTCTGCGATAGTTCTGCTGCGTCTTTAATTGCTAACGCCAATTCAGATTTAAGTGTATCTACTTTTGCGTTTGCATTAGCCGCATCAATTTTGGCTTGTGCAAAAATGGAAGTTAAATCACTTTTGATTACAGATTCAAATTTCTGTACATCTTTTACCAATGTTTCTTTTTCTTTTTCAAACAAATTCAAAATACTCATTTCAATCTCCTCAATAAATTGCACTTACGATTTGTACCACGTTTAACAAAACTGCTCTTGCTTCTTGGTCTAATTCAAACTCATCAGCGTTTGCATCAATTTGACCTTGAATGTTTAAATCTTCTACCAATTCTTTAAAGTCTGCGGCAGAAAGTTGACCAGCATTATATTGGTTCTGATACTCTTGTGCCTGAATGGCAATATCTCTTATACTCATCTTGGTTTACTCCCCGTAACTTGTTGAATTCGTTCGGCCGATTTAGCTATGATATTTAGTTTTGCTTTACAATATGCTTCGCCTGGATTTTCTTTATTGTGTAATTCTTCTATTAATCTAAACAAGTCGGTAGTTAATTTAATTTCTGCTTCATTATTTGGTAGATACTGGCTATAATTTTTTAATTCAGCACCATCCAAATATAACATTTCAATAATATTATGACCACAAGAATTTAGTTCAGCAATTGTTCTAATTTGAGTTACCAAATAATATTCATTGGCATCGTAAGGCCCAATCATCAAAGAACAACCTGTTACTAGACAAAATAGCGAACTGACTAGTAATTTTTTCATGGATTCAATTCTTTCTGTTGTTTAACCCAATTCTGTAATGCTTTTAATTGGTCTGCGGTTAAATGGTAAGTACCATAATTCTCTGCAATTATTTTTTCAGCATCTGATAACTGTACATTACTTTCCGGTAATACCTGTAAATCCGTTGGCGGTACCATCAGTTGATCCGGTGGAGTTGGGAACGGAATTCGTAGCGGCGTAGTTGTGCAAGCGGATAAAAGAACCAGGCAGCTTACACAAGCTATCATCTTTAGTTGTAATATACTTAATAATCGTTTCATTTTTCGCCTTTGTTGCTTCATGAGTTTTTATATAATCATCGAGCGCTTGTTTTGTAATATCTTTTTGGTCCGAAACAACTTGGTTGATTTTTGCTTCTTCATCCACTAAAACATCACGTCTTCCATCTATATAGAATCCCGAAGCAAACAAGATAACACCAAGTAATTCTATAACAATTACTGCAATAAACCTGTACATAACAGGAATTAAAAATTTAAAAAATTGGACCAGAACAAAAAGGGCAACACCGAAACCGATAATTGCCCATGGCATCCAACTTGGAATTAGTCCTAAGAACCAATTTATACTAAACATATTCTACTTTTATCCATTCATAATCTGAAAACTGATAACTCATATGAGCTTTGTATTCAACTTTCAACTTATCAAATTTAAATTTAATCCATTCCGCTAATGAAGCACTATCAAGTCCACGGACTCTGATATATGTAACACCATCTTCTTTTTTTACTTCTGCTTTTAAGTGAAATGATTCCCAAATGGCTTCAACAATCACTTAAAAGTCCTTTCGTTTACCCATTCCCATTGGCAACCGTGGATCTGCGTGTTTCTTTTTGTGTTTTCTTAAATCAACACCAGGTTCGCCTTGTTTACCAACACCGATACCTGCAACAGCACCACCGCCAGCAGTATTAGTTGGTCCGCCACCGCCTGCGGCGCCAGCACCCATTTCATTTAATTCATCTTCTTTAACGCAAGAACCTTTTGAGAATGCTGTTTTTCCTGGTACTGGTTTATAACCAGTCCAGCAGCGACCTTTTTCTTCTAAGTATTTTTTAAATGAAATCATATGTTCCTTAATATCTCTGCGATATTCATATCTACTGGTATATCAGCAGACCGAATGTTTTTACCATTTATACCCCAAATCATTTCAGGCATAATACCCAAATATGATAGGAATGTTTTCAATATGTCATAGTCTCGTTCATCAATTCTATAAAATAATATTCTTGATGTGACTTCTGGACCAAAAACATTATTCAATAAAATGATATGGTTTAATATCAATCTTTCTTTGAGAGTTTTGGTGACCTTATATCTACGAAATAATCGTTTGAGATATTTGGTTCTTTTGATATCTCCCTCAAATTCAGACATAACACAATTAGGCGATTCATAACACTTCATTGCGTACATCATAAAATTATCTTCATTCAAATCATCAAACATAATTAAAATGGGTACCCGTAGGTACCCATCCCTATAATATATTAAACGCCAGCAATAAAATTACCAAAACTTGTATTTGCTGAACTTGTGTTTGATGCAGTAGCGTTAGCAAGTGCAACCAAAGTCTCTTTCAAATAACGCACTGTACCATCAGCGTTGACTTTCTTCTGTACATGAACCCAACCTTGAGTCATATTACCAACTTGAGCAGCAGTAATACCTGTTGGTAAATTGGTTGATGTATTAGCGCAACGAGTTGCAGTCATCAGAATGGTATCAGAATTATATGTGGTTTCTACTGTCTTATTTGAATTGTAAGCAATTGCTTTATCAAATTCAACAGTCCAACCAGCATTTGCTGGACCAAACAAATTATTTGACAATGTGATAGTATTGCCGCTAATTGTAGAAATCTGAGTATTAGATTCAAAGAATCCTGGTGTACCGTTACCGGACAAACCACCAACGTTATTTGCACCTAATGCATAGAAGTAAACCCATTGGCCAACAGCAGCACCAACGTTAGCTACGTTGTTCTGTGCACCATCGTTATAAGCAACTTGAATGACGTTATTACCAGCTGTATTACCAGTACGGATTGTAAACTGTAATACCTCTCTTGTTTCACGAACCACATCAAATTTTGGTTTTTGATTGTGGTTATCTGTATTTCCCCATGTTGGCATCTTATTCTCCTTGTAAGCCTTTGGTTATGTTTCTATTTATCTTTCTTCTTATCTTCTTTTTTCTTATCTTTATCATCTTTTTTCGTGACATCTGGTTGACCAGGACGGTTTCTCATCATTGGATCAATCTCTACATCGTCACGCTTCTCACCAGTTAGTGTAGTACCACCGGTCAATACTGCAGCGGCCTGTGGTTTCTTTTCACCATGACTGTCTTTTTCATCGGCTTTTTCATGCTTAGGTTTCTTACCATAAGTTGCAACCGATTTATCTTCTTTTTCGTGGTCGTACATATCTTCCTTGACCATACGTTTATTTTTGTATAATGCCTTAATCATACGAGCAGATTTAGATAATTGTTTCTTTTTTTCAGACACAGGTTCTAATTGAGCATTAGGTAAACCATCGGCATTGGTGGCTGCCTTGGCGTCACCAACATCTTCTTTAGTAGAAATCAATTTTCCTTTTTTATGACCTTTTACAAATTTTTCAATATCTTTATCGTGTTCTTTATCTGCTTTTTTCTGTAAGGAATGTAACAAAGGTGAAACATCTTCTTTATTAACTTGTTTTTGTAAACGGTCAATAGCAGATGACATACCAGAACCATCTTTAGATTGCTTTTTTTCAATATCAGCGTGTTTCTTTTCACGTTCAGCTGATGCCTTACGAAACTTTTCTAATGCAGTATCTTTACTTGCCGCTTCGCCAAACAAAGTTTTTTTGATGACGCTAGCACGACTAAGTTCTTGTAATTTGGCTTCTTCGACTTTACTTTTCATACTAGTTTCTGTAATTCCCAAATAAGACAATAATTGTTTCAATAAAAATCTATTGTTCCATGCTTTTGTCATTGGATCTTGTTTTTTTGTATCTTCCATAGTAACTTCTTCTGGTGTCAATTTAGTAGTTTGACTTGCTTCACCTTTAATAGGATTTTGGTGAGGATGTGTTGTTACTGGTTTAATTGTATAATGTGAAGCCACTTTTTGTAAAGATTTTTGTCTACGCAATGTTGGTGAATGAATGTCTAAAGAACGAGCATCGCCATCTTTTCTTTGAGTAGTCATATCTTCATTCATATGTCTTTCTTTCCATTTTAGAAAAGCATTAGACTTAGAATGAGCAATCTTAGTATCTTTCGAAACATATTGTGGGTCGATACCTTTAGATTGTAGATATTGATTTAATGTAGCAGATTCAGCAACTTGATGCTTAGCTGAATACTGACCCAACTGGCTAGGGTTTGTAAAATTGGTGCCCCTAGCCGGTTCAGGATTCTTCTTAACGATATCTTTAAACTTTTTCATATGAGTCTCTTAGTTAGAAATCTTACCCATCATTGTTTCTTTTTTCAACTTCTTAAATGATTGGCGAGCCAAATCACGAGCACGGCTCATTGGTGTATGAACTGCACCAGATTTATCTTTAACATTCTTTGGCATCTTTTCCCAACCTGGACTACCAGCAATTACTTTCTCATCCATTTGAACTTCTTCATGAGTAATTTGATGTTCAGAAGAAAAATGAGATTGTGGAGTTGGATGACCTAATTTGTCATCAAGTTTGATATCTACGGCACCTGGATTTGTAGTAATCTTTTGTTTCTCTCTTGTATCCTCACCTTTATCCATTTGCTTAGGTACTGGTTCTTCGCCAGCAGTTTTCAAATCTACTTTATAGTTTTTGAAAGAATTGATTTTACCACCAGAAACACGACCTTTTAACATATCTGTGGTAACTTTATCACTAGCTTTATCAACTTGTACTTCAACATCTTCTTTCATCTTCATTTTGATTGGCTCATGTTTTTCAACAGCAGACAATTTGTAATGACGATAAGCATGAGTTCTCAATAAGTCTTTGGCTTGTTCCATTGCATCTTCATCATTCTTAGCAGTCAATAGAGCCATACTTGCCCATTTGCCAGTCTTTGGATCATCAAAGTGAGCAGCATGAGTAATGTTTGCTTCTTCTAATGTTTCTTCTTTGATTTCTGGTTTGCCTTTAAGAAAACGACCAAGTTGTGTCATTGTACCTTTAACAGTACCTGGTTTGTGTTTCAAATATGCCTTATCAGCAATATCAGTATTCTTTGCTGGAGATGCTTCATCCAATTCTTCACCTTCGTATTCATCAGAAGAATCTTCTTTCATTGCTTGCTTAGTAGCAGTAGCATACATTACATTCTTCCAATTCTTACCATAACGTTGTTTGAAACCAGCTTCGCCTTTTTTCATAGACATAACAATCTTTTCACGCTTCTTCATTTGAGCGTCAGACATTTCTTCTTCGCCAAGATTATTATCGGTGAAAATTTCATCTGTACCAGAACTTTTTGCTTCGTGAATTGCCAATAATTTTTCAGCAAAAGTAAGACCTTCCATTTTAACTGTATTCTTTTGACCTTTGTGCATAGTCACATTATGGTGACCAACTTCTTTTTTAGCAATCTTCTTTGCTTCTGGTTCAGTAATACAATCTTTAGATTCTTCTTTCATGTCCTTAGCTTTAGGACCTTTAACATCATCAACAGAATGTTTAGTTTGGTCAGCACGAGCTTTCTTAGAATTACCGTAACTAGAACCATAAACTTTCATGCCTGTTGGTGTAGGAACTTTCTCAGCCGCCTCATCCATTTCAATTGCTTCTGCATGAGACTTTGCTGTAACAGGATATTTTTTACCTTGAAACTCGAAATGAGATTGGTTGGCTTTCTTGGCAGCATGAGCAGCTTTGTGAAAACCAGTTTCATCCATTTCTGCGTCAGTAATCATTTTCTTTTTATCTTCTTCCAAAACTTGATTAACTGCGTCAATCATAGATTGGGATACTAAGGTCTTTGCAAACATTTTTATTCTCCTGTTTTTATCTGCATTTCCACTTGCGTAATGCTAGTGCTTTTCTTGTTGGTTCACCGTTTGGTTTCTTCATTGGTCCCTTCATGCCGCCCATGCGAGCACAAAATGACTTTCTACGTTTAGCTGCTTTACTACCGGCTTTTACTTTACCAGTTACAGCTCTTTTTAATTTAGATCCTGGATTTTCTCTACGATAAGATGCAATACCTTTTGCATTTAAACCACCAGTAGGATTCTTGCCTTCTTTTCTACGCCAAGCAGCAGATTCGTATAATTCTTCGTCTGAAACATCTTCCAGTTCTTCCCAAATAGATTCAGGATCAACACCGTTTTGTTCTGCCATATCGTATACAACTTCTTCGAGTATGTCGAACAATTCTTCTGGATTATATTCTTCAGGTACACAATTAGGTACTGTACGGCCATTCTTCTCTTTTGTACCAACAGCAGTATAACCTTTCCAACAGGCTTTCTTTAAAGCACCGGTAGGTTTTGCAACTTCATTTAAGTATTTTTTAAAAGATATCATTTCTTATCCTTAATCCATTTATCTGGAATCTTATCGTGTTTCTTTTTAAAATCATCATGCAAATTTTTACCGGTAATACCGTGTTTACTTGCAATATTCTGCATCAATCTATCAATAGAATCATAACTATGACTATCTAATTTTTTCAAACCAGTTTCTAATTCTGAAACATGGTTTTCATTGAACTTCTTTTTCTTCTTCTTAACAATTTGTATACCAATATTACGGTTTGGGTCTTTGTAGGTATCCATGCCTTCTTTGTTGCTGGCACCACCTAAAACACCGCCAAGTCCAGATTCGCCATCATTTTGAAAACCATTAAACTCTTTAAAAGTTAATTTTTTCTTCTTCTTCTCGGATAAAGGATTTGGTTCTACCTTAGCTCCAAGCATTGCTGTACCGTTCTGACTGGCATTACTATATTCTTGTGTTTCACCGTAAAGGTTCTGGCCAAGTCCGGCACCTGCTGCGGCACCTTGACCACCTGCTCTTGTATCGTATTCTCCGCTTACACCATCAGGTCTACCGACCCTTCCTGCACTTAACGACTTATCACCACGTTTTATTTTTTTGTTTTTGTCGTTGTCTTTTTGGAAGTTGGGTTCTTTGGGCGGGCCGCTGATTTTGAGCGTGGGCGCTGCTTCGTTGTAGGCGCCGTGCCATGCTCCGCCGGAGTGGCCTTGACCGTTCGGGTCTTTGCGTGGGCCTGTACCGCCTTTGATTTGGTCTCTGGAACCGACAAGACTTCCGGAGTTGTCTGGCTTGATGTCTGCTGGACCTTTGGCTCGGAAGAAGTTGTTGTATCTTCCGATGGTTTTTTGCTGAATAGATTTAGAATTTTTCTTAACATTATCTTCTCCAAATAAACTTACATTTCTATTTAACCAATCGGTGGCGGACTCATTTGTTGCTCTGGAGTCCAAAAACTCTTTGGTGGACTGGTATATATTAGTTATATCCTCTTCCTTGGTATCTAGGTTTCCTGTGTTGTCAAAGGTTACTAAATTGCCATACATTTCACTAAATTGTGTAATGTTTTGTTGAGATTTAACCCACTTATCATATCGTACAGATTCAGCCATCATTCTGGACAATAATGAATTTCTTTCCTGACTAGTTTCATTAGTAGTATGAACAAAAATCATCATGGTATCGTAACCAAGTTCTTCTAATTCTTCTTTAATGTAGGATATCTTTTCATTGTCATCGGCGGGACCATTAATAATCAATGGACCACGAGCACGAATTGCTTCTCTGCGGAAATCATTAGTTTTCTCAGATAATTTTTGTTTATCGGCCAAATAATCTCTAGCTTGAATAAAATTCAATTCTACAATCCTAGATTCAGCAATTGCTTCACGGATAACAACATCTTTACCGGAACCTGGACCACCAGTAACAAAAATTGCTTTAAATTGGCCATGGTTTACGGCTTCGTGTAATCCCATGCCTTTACGAACATCGTGCATGAGTTCTTTTGCATGAGCATCAGATACATGATGTGGAACGCCTTGACGGAAAGAATGGAAGTCTTTATTCTTTGCGTGTTCTCTCATCTTAGTGCCAGACATACCTTCAGAACCTTCGGCATCAGGATCACGATGGCCAGCAGACTTAACTTCAATCTTTTTAAAGTTGTAATGACCATGACGGCCTTTTACACCATTATACTTGTGTAACAAATCGTGCATTTCTTTAACACGGTCTGAACCAGCAATAACAGTTAATTTATCATGGCCTTTTGCGTGTAACTTGGCGGCATGATGTAGGATAGTTGGGTGTTCTTTATCGGAAGCCTCAAAATGTGTACCAGGAGAATAACGCTTAAGGTGTTTAAGTTTTTGTTCGCCTGATAGAGGGTTCTTTTTAGAATCCTGTGAGTGTGAAACGACAACAACGTGTTTAGCCTTCTGCTTCTCAGCTTCGTGCTTAACTTTATCGATGAGTTTAAGGTGACCAGTAGTAGGAGGATTCATGCGGCCAAAAGCCATTACTACGGGCTTATGTTCCGATTCTTTTTCTTCTACTAGTTCTAAAAATGACTTCATTTTCTTACTTTCAATAAATTGGCTTTAGCAAACTCTTTACGGTTCACTAATTTGGTTGGTTCGCCTGCATGATGAACGACATATCCTTCTGGATCAGTTGCTTTACTATCTATGTGATGTTCCAAATCGCCTGTGTGTTGGTTTAGTGTATGAACCAATACATCTTTTGCTTTTTGTAGATGCTGATGCATCTTTAGTAAATTTTCATAGTCTTTCTTATGAGCATCAATATGCTTCACATGAGTATTTAACTCAGCTTGTTTACGGCCTTGTGATGCTGGAGTTTTTAACTTCTCAATTGCTTTATTGTATTTGTCGGTAATATGTTTCTTCAAACCTTCAGCCGATGGCTTCTCATCGGTGCGAACTGTATGGTTGATGTATGTTGATAAGTGACCTGTTTCGCCACCATGTGGTTCTGTGGTCTTATACATGGTCTTTTTATGTTCATTATGAATTTTCTGTGCAGCAGCGATATGTTTGTGAAACTCATCTTGGTCGGCTTCAGAATAATGCACATGACTTGTATCATGTTCAGGATGTTTTGTCCAAACATCTTTATGTGGATGGAAATTGTGTAAATCTGGATGTGGGTCTGCTTTCAATGAGGCAGCAGTTTTGCCATGGTATTGTGTATGAACTACAACACCAATTTTAGAATCTTTAATTTTTTGTGCTTCTTCACCATGACCAGTATAGGTAATGGTATTTGGGGTAAACGATACCTTACCATTCTTATGGTGCTTTAAGTCATCGTGGGTATACATCAAATCCCCTTGATATACGCCTGTTTTAGGTGCAATCTTCTTGAGGTGATTCAAAGACGCATGGAGTTTATCCATGAGACCTGGTGCGTGTCCATGGTTCTTCTTGATATCTTCGTGAGTGTAATTAATCTTTGGATTCTTATTGAAGGCAGACTTAGATGCCACAAAGAACTTACCAGTTTCAGGATGATGTCCAAAAACGATAGCAGGACTACCATCATACTTCATTGTAAGATGAGTAGATTTACTACCAGACTTAATATGTTCGTGAGCTTGAGTTAATGCACCTTTTGCGTGTTCAAAACCTTTGGCGCCATGAAATAGTGGTCTGTCCTCAGCATGATGAATATGCTTGAGTTTGCCTTCATCGGCACCAGCTTCTTCTTTAAGAAAAGTTTTAAACGACTGCATTAAGATCCTTTTAAGATGTAGCACACTATGGCTACTAAAAAGAGTGAATTTGGTTGTATTTATCCAACTTTTGAAATTCTACCTCCAAACACTAAAAACATTGGCTTAGATACATAGTGTCAAAATTGTTGGATTTAGAATTGAGTTCTTTCAAAATCTAACCAATAAGTTGCCATTCTGCCTTTACCTTCTAACAAATAGAATGGTAAAGTATGTACCAAAGCCCTACTAGAGTTATAGTATAACATATCCTTAGGTCCCCTGTCAAGAGAAAAGGCAAAATGTGTTGTTCCTGTGTCACCACCGACAAAGATTTCCGCAGTCTGTATATGGTTGATATTTTCCATAAAATCGAAGCTATATTTGAACTGTACCGAAATCAATTCTTCATGTCCAAATGGATATTTACCAACACAGATAAGTTTTTCGTAATCATCATATTCCGGCGCACTGTATTTTTTACAGATAGTTTCAAGTAACTTTGGTGGCCAATTTCTGTAAGTATTGTATGGTGCATCAAACAAAGGGAAAATAACAATCTTCTTTTCCATTTCTTTTTTGTTTGGTACTTTAACCATGTCACCACAAATATCACGGAAATCCCAAACATTAACATTACGCCATGGTAAAGTTTCTTGTCCTGGATGTGAAGAAAAATAATTTGTTTCAGTTAAAAGAAATATATGAAAATCTTGTACATATTTTTCTGTGCTGACAGCTTCTGTTTTCAAATAGAATCTGATGTATGGATTACTATTAATTTTTCTGATGTGTTCTATTACATTACAAACACCGAGTAAATCTCCATTGCGTAATGGTCCGCCAAATGTACCGGGTTCAATATTAATAATCATAATAATGTTTCTAAATCTTTCGCATGAACTAGTTTTGCTTGACGGTCAAGATAAAAATGTTTTTCAAATACTTGTTGAATATCACGACCACCATCCCAACTAACATTATCACCAACACGGAACTCTGGCTTCCAATCTTCTGCTTTCCATACACAATACAATGGAACATTACATAAGTCAGCAAGCATACCAATGCCAGTAAAGTTTGTAATAAATGGTTTCTTTAGATTGATGAGAATATAAGCATTCTCTAACATTGGTCGGTTATAATCAATGAAGTTATATTTGTCCAAGTGTGATAGAATATGTGTCTCTCTGCGGTCATCAATGTTACCTACTGCCCATCGGTCACCAACATAATACTCATCTTTAACTTCAATATCAAAATCTGGTGTTTCAACCACAAAGTTATCATCAACTTCAAATTGCAGTCCGTATTTGTCTTTTAACCAATTCTCATAACGACAAGTCTCAATTGGTCGGTTCGGATTCAATCTATCTTCACGACTTGGCCAAGAACTTAATTGTATAATCTCACCATAGACAAAAATATCAGAATCAAATTCAACTGAACTAAACAATTCTTGATACATGAGAAATTCTTTGAGACCATTGAACTTCTTCATTTCTGTTCTAATGATTAAATCATACTTACCATAAGACTTATTAAGACCTGACAATACAGGCATTGCATTTAGAAAATCGCCAAGGTTGGCAGTTCCATTAAGATACAGTTTCATTATATTCCTTAAAAGCAATAAACCAATCTTCTGCTGATACTTTATGTAACTCAAAAGCCTCACGAGCAAACAAATAAGACATCAATAACATAGTCTGGTCATCATCGATTAAATTGTTCTTCAATAATTCTTGGATACTGTGATGTACCAATGCTTGTAATGTTGGCCATTTATTCTTATGAGCAACAATCATAGGTCCAGTAATATGTACATCATT